GCCGTGCAGCAGCGCCGCACCGGCCTCTCCGACGCGGCGCGCGGCCTCGACCCGAAGGCCCTGCAATCCTCGACCATGATCGGCGTCGAGGCGGTGATCAACGGACAGCAGGAGCGCACCGAGCTGGTGGCGCGGGTGCTGGCCGAGACCGGCTTTAGGGATTTATTTCACGGCCTGTTCAACGAGATCGTGGAGAACGAGAACCAGTCGCGCACCCTGCGCATCAACGGGAGCTGGCAGACCTACCACACCTCGATGTTCGACGCCGACATGTCGGTCGAGGTCAACCCGACGCTCGGCAAGGGCTCGGACACGGTCAGGATGATGACCTTGGCGCAGATCAAGCAGGACCAGATGCAGGTGTTCCAGCAATTCGGGCCCAGCAATCCGGTGGTCGGCATCCCGGAGATGCTCAACACCATCACCGACATGCTCGCCATCGCGAACATCAAGAATGTGTCGAGGTACTTCAAGACCCCCGATCCGCAGGTGATCCAGCAGATGCAGCAGGCGCCGAAGGAGCCCGACGCGATGACCATCGCCGCCAAGGCCAATTACGAGCGGGTCAAGCAGCAGACCGCCAAGGCGATGGGCGACCAGCAGTTCAACGCCCAGAAGCAGGCCCAGGACGAAGCCTTCCGCCGCGACAAGCTCGCCCAGCAGCAGGCCTACGAGGCCGAGAAGATCCGGGTGCAGGAGACAGGCCTCGCGCTCGACCATCAGGTGGACATGGCCCAGGTGGTGGTCGACATGGCCAAGGCGGTGACGCCGCAGACGCCATCGGGCGGCGGCTTGCCGGAAAGCTAAAAGCGAAGTATTCATTCAAGCAACCTGCAGAGTTGTCCCAATGACAACTTGGTTGCCGATGATCAGATGTCGGCGCTGGGCAGCGACAGAGCGAAGATCGAGAGCTTAAGCGAGCGGCGGGAACTCTCGGCCGCCGCCAAGGCGTTGCTCTCCGACAAGGCCTTCGGCCACGTCTACCTGCAGCTCCGGCAGCAGTGGTTCAACGAGCTGGTCGATCAGCCGCACGCTGGCGTGCGCCAGGACGAGCTGGCGGCCCGCCTGCGCGCCCTCGACGTCATCCCGACGGCGCTCGCCAACCTCCTGGAAAACTACCGCGTAGACGCCAAGCGGGCCATCCATGGCGCCTGAAGTCATCGACGAGGCGCGCGAGGCCTTCGCGCAAGAGATCCCCCAGGCGACGCGGCAGCGCGACCAGTCGGGCCGGTTCGTCTCCACCGGCAAGCCGGAGGCGATCTTCCAGCCGCGCGAGATCGAAGGCGACGAGCGCGGCGACACCTCCGACGGCGGGCCGGATCCCCGCCTGCTCGAACAGGAGAGGAGAATTGCAGATGGCCGGTCTGAAGAAGGGGAGCCCGCTCAGAAGCCCGCGAAACGCGCTCCAGCCTCCGCCAACGACCATGACGAGCCAGCCGAAGATCAGCCGCCAGAGCGGATCGGGCAAGACGCCGCCGACGATGCCGATCCAGACGCTGAAAAACCAGACAAGGGGGACGGCGCCGAAGGGGACCCCGGCGAGGACACCTCGCCCCGGTACAAAATCCAGGTAGACGGCGAAGAGAAAGAGGTCAGCCTCAACGAGGCCCTGCGCGGCTATCAGCGCGAGGAGACGTTCAATTCGCGCATGCGGCAGATGGTCGAGGTCGCCAAGACCATCGACCAGCGCGGCGCGGAGGCGAGCCACGCCCGCGAGGCCTACATTCAGCTCTGCCAGCAGCAGGAGCAGGAGTTCGCCGCCCTGATCCCCAAGGAGCCCGACTGGGAGCAGCTCTACAAGCAGGACCCGGCGGGAGCCCACCAGCTCGAAACCAACTACAAGCAGGTCTACGGCACCCTCAACGCCATCCGCCAGCGCCGCGCCCAGGCTCAACAAGAGGCCTACCAGGACAACGCCCAGCGCACCGCCGCCTACGCGCGGGCCGAGTTCGACAAGTTCCGCGCCAGGAACAAGCTCACCGACCAGCAGAGCCTCGACAAGGCCATCGGCTACATGCGCAGGACCGCGATGGAGGCGGGCTTCAGCGAGGACGAGATCGGCACGACCTACGACGAGCGCATGCTGACCATCCTCAACAAGGCGGCCAAGTACGACAACATGATGCGCAACAAGCCGCTGCCGGTGCAGCCGGAGCGCCAGGGCGCGCTCCAGCCAGGATCGGCGCCGCGCATCGGCAACGGGGCGGCGCGCGGCATGAGCGAAGCGATGCGGCGGCTCCAGGCCACCGGCCGGGTGGACGACGCGGCGGGGGTGTTCGCCCAGATGCTGCGGCCCCGCCAATAAGTCCGGGTTCAACCGGAGACCCCATAGTCTAGCCGTTCGGGCTAGAGACCAGTCCAGCGTATTCGCTGGAGACAGTCCCTCTTGCCCGAAAGGATCATCTCCGTGCCAAAGGTCACGAACGCATTCACCACTTACAACGCCCAAGCAAACCGCGAAGATCTCAGCAACGCCATCTATAACATCGACCCATTCGACACGCCGGTCATGTCGGCGATCCGCAGGAGGAACGTCAAGAACCGGATCTTCGACTGGCAGACCGAGTTCTTGCCGCTGGTTAACCTTGGGAATGCCCAGGTTGAAGGCTTCGCCCTCGCCAATGGGCCCAGCCAACCGACCATCCGCCGCAACAATGTGACCCAGATCAGCGAGCGCGACGCGACCGTGTCTGGCTCGCAGGAGGAGGCCGACGCGGCGGGCAAGGGGAGCGAGATGGCTCACCAAATGGCTCTCGCAGCCAAGGTGCTGAAGAGCGACATGGAGAGCATCCTCTGCTCCCGCCAGCCGCGCAACGACGGCAATGACACGGGCCCAACCGCGAGGACCACCGAGGCCTTCTCGCACTGGCTCGGCCGGGCGACCGACAAGAACTCGAACCCCAACGCAGCGGTCGCGCCGGGCACCGTCGTCACCGGCCTGCCGGTCGCGGCCACCGACCCCTTCGCCGCCGTCGCCGCCGGATCGCAGGTCAGCATCTCCGAGGCGATGCTCGGCGACGCGATGCAGCAGGCCTACACCAACGGCGGCTCGCCCACGATGTGGATCGTGCCCCCTGGGCCCAAGAGAACTATCTCCACCTTCACCGGGCGAAGTACATCTCAAGTCTTGGTTGGTAAGACCGAGGTCGTGAGCACAATTGACGTGATCGCCACCGACTTCGGCCGGGTGAAGGTCGCGCCTTCACGTTGGCTCGCGCCGGATGTCGGGCTTCTAATCGATCCAGATTACGCCGCCGTGGCCTTTTTCAGGGCGTTCCGGCAGTTCCTGATGGCGCGCGTCGGCGACGCCGAGACGCGCATGATCGTCTGCGAATGGGGCCTGGAGATGAGAAATCCCTTGGCCCATATTTTGTTCAACGGAATTAAAAAGTAGATGACCGAACGCCGCACGACCTACCGCGACGCGGATGGCGTGCGGCGCACGCTCATCACCGACGACGAGCGCCCTCAGGACTTCGTCGTCCACACCGAGCAGCAGCTCGACGAGATCCTCGACAGCGTCGAGCGCGACCGCTCGACCATGTCTCACAACGGCGTGAACAAGCTCCTCGCGAGGATCCCCATCGAGGTCTACGAGCGCAGCGTCCATGAACAATGGGACGAGGCGACCTGGGCGCGCTGGCTCAACTCCTCCGAGGCCGCGCCCTTCCGCATCTGGCAGGGGCGCGTCTGATGGCCGGATGGGACGATCAGATCTTCGGCAACCTGCCCAGGCCCAGGCGGCCAGGACAGGGCCGACCGCTCAACGCCCAGGACATTGCCGCCATGGGCGGCATCGGCACGCTCGCCCCCGGCGACGAGAGCTGGTCCGAGCAGCTCGGCGGCGCGGCGGCCAACGCGGTCGAGGCGGCGCGCGGCCCCAGTCGCGAAGGCTCGCAGAACGTCAGCGACATCACCCAGAAGCTTGCAGGCCTCCTGCCGGGCGTAGGACAGGCCCTGAGCGGCAACGACGCCTACCGGGCTGCACAGCAGGGCAACTACGGCCAAGCCACCCTGGCGGCCCTGGGAGCGGTTCCTATCCCCGGCGCCAGGGCCGCCCCGCTCGTCGAGGGCGCGGCTGAGAACATCGCCAAGGACGCCGTCAAGACAGGGATCACGGCCTATCACGGCTCGCCCTATTCGTTCGACCGCTTCGACATCTCCAAGATCGGCACGGGCGAGGGCGCACAGTCCTACGGGCACGGCCTCTACTTCGCAGAGAACGAGAGGACGGCAGAAAACTACCGTGACGTGCTTGGTGGAGACGCCATCAAGATTGGTGACCAGACCATCGTGCCGAAGCCGGGGACGCCGGAGGATATGGCGCTCGCTCACCTGACGAGCGCGCACATCCGGCAATTTGAAAACCCGTATGCCAAGGCGCGGCTGTCACTGCGCGAGCAAGCCCAGACCGCGTCGCCACAGACCGCCGACACGATCAGCAAGGCGCGCGACGTTCTCGACCAATGGCAGGACGCTGGTGGAATGCCGGGCAGCAGCGGCCACATGTATCAGGTCAACATCAATGCTGACCCTGAGCATTTTCTCGATTGGGATAAGCCGTTCGAGCAGCAAAGCCCGACTGTCCAAAACGCCATCAATGACCTTTGGACAGCTCGCGGCGGGTCGTTAGAGGGGCGGGACAATCCGCCGTTTGTCGCCAGCTCTAGCGGCAACCGTGGCGAAAGCATTCATGCCGCCATAGCAACGACCTACGGGGGTTCAGGAAAGGACGCAGATGCTCAGGCGGCAGCATCGCAAGCCTTACGTGACGCTGGCGTCCCCGGCATCAAGTACCTCGACCAAGGCTCGCGCGGCGTCGGAGGCGAGGGAACCCGCAACTACGTCACCTTCAGCGGCGACTTCATCGACATCCTTAAACGCTACGGCCTGGCGGGCGCGCTCGCCCCAGTGGGAGCGGGTGCAGCGACGTTGTCGGTCCTGGGGCAGCCGGGGTCGGGGACGAACCTGAACTCCCCGCCACCCAGCCAGCAGTTCTACTGATCAGGCCCCGCCATTCCGGCGCGGCTTTAAGCGAGGAGAAGGTCAATGCCGAAAGGTTCATGGGCTTACATTCAGTTCGTCGAGAGGCCGGGCTCCCCCGGCTCGCCGGATCAGGGCTTGCCGGGTCAGCCGCCGGGCATCTGGCCGGGCGAGGGCTATCCCGACCAGGGCCTGCCCGGCCAGCCGCCGGGCATCTGGCCAAGCCCCGGTCATCCCGATCAGGGCCTCCCTGGCGGCGGTTGGGGCGGTGGCCATCCCGGCAACCGGCCTCCCGGCTCGTTCCCAGGCCGTCCCGATCAGGGCTTGCCCAAGCCCCCGCACCTGTGGCCGCGCCCGCCGGGCGGCGGCCTGCCGGTCGATCCCGGCTGGGGCGTCGGCGGCGGCGAGCATCCCGACCAGGGGCCGATCTACCCGATTGACCCGGCTCATCCCGACAACGCCCTGCCGCCCATCGAGGGCGTCGAGCCGCCCCCGACCGATCCGCCTCCTGGCACCATCTGGCCGCCGCTGCCGCCCGATGTCGAGGTGAGCGGCAAGGCGCTCGTCCTCGCCGCCATCCAGGGCGTCGGCTACCGCTACATCGTGGTCGAGATCGGGACCAAGCCCGACCAGGGCCTGCCCTCGACGCCTGAGGCCCAGCCGAAGAGCCGCCGGGGCTAAAGCGGATGACCTCGACGCCGCAGCGAACCTTGTCCGACGCCGACTATGTCCGCGCGGCGAAGGAGCTTGGCGTCGAGGTCGCCGCCATCCGCGCCGTCGCGGAGGTGGAGGCTGCGGGCGCCGGTTTCCTCCCAGACGGGCGACCCGCAGTCCTCTACGAGGCGCACCTCTTCCACAAGCACACCAAGGGCGGCTTCATCGGCGCCAAGGACCGGCACGGCGTGCTTTTGTCCGCCTCGAAGTGGGACCGCTCGCTCTACGGCGCGAGCGGCGCGCATCAGCATGACCGGCTGGA